CGTAGTCTATGGTCGAGTCTAAGAAGACGTCTGTCCATCGGAACGATGTAGAGCCTAGCGCATAGGTAGCATCCGCTTCGGGAAGGATGTTCTGCGTCGTGAGGTCTCCGCTCACTTGTAGCAGCGTCTCTGGGTCATCGTTGCCAACGCCAACGTTGCCATTATGGAGGATACTTACACCGCCAGAAACACCGGCGTCGGTGTAGTTCATCTTGAAGAACCGACTAGTGGCTATGTTGTTGTTGTCGTTGAAAAGGTAGAACTCGCTCTGGTTGAACCCTGCGTCGCCTCGGTTGAAGAAAAAGTCCGTAGAGTTTCCGTTACCGTGGTTGCCCGACTCTATCGTCACGTCCTTCTGGTCGTAGAGCGCGACAACGGTGTTCGCCAGGCTGTCGACGTCGATGCAGTGGTTGGCCCTCGGCAGCTTGTTGAACCCGGTTTCTCCGGATGGCAGAATCTGTAAATGAGCAGTAGCGCCGAGCGTTATGCTGGACGCGATGGAGAACTGATTGAGGCTCTGGTCGTGGCCTATGGCCCAATCGTCCGTTGGCGTGATGAAGTGCAGCCGCGCGTCACCAGTTCCGGCATTCTGGATCGTCGCGCCAGCAGCAGCGCCCGTGAACGTCGTGCTCTCGAACACGTGGAACGTGCTCACCGGTGCGATGCCTACGCCCAGGCTGGAGAATGAGACAACGTCTCCGCCGCTTGCGGTCAGGCGGATATCACCACCATCAGCGTCAAGAAATAACGCGCTGCCACCCTCGATGTGCAGGTTGTTTCCGCCTGTCGTCACAAGCGTCGTCGTCGTCAATCCCTCGATGACGGCAGAATCATCGAACTCACTGTATTCAATTTTCAGTTTCTGTGCGGCCGACGAGTTATCAAACCTGATGGTGGGGGTACCAGTGCCGTCCGGTGATGCGAGCGTCAGAACATCGACGGTCTCGTTCCATTTGAGCTCGTCATCACCATCAAGCGTGCCTGCGTTATTGAACTGGACGCTCCCGTCTACGCCGCCAGGCGCTCCGCCACCACCGCCGCTGCCCGCGTCGCTAAAGCCTCCGTTGCCCCAATCTACGAAAGCCATGGCGCCCCCGTTGTTGCGGTGCTTACGTCATGGTGGGATTTTCCGTTCATCGTTTTTCCTCCTCGCCCAGACATCGTCCAGGCGACCAATGCCTACAAGGTACTCGATGACCGTTGCCAGATTGCCGTCTCTGAGCGCCACACCGCTGGCGGCCGCGCGGATCCTCTTGGCCACGTGCGGTTTGAGCCGCACTGTGATCTGCCGCCTTTGCCGCGCTCTTTCCTGACAAGCTGCGCACTTGCGGTCATCACAACAATCATGGATTCGGTCAGGATTCATCGTCAAGGACCTCTCGTAAGAACGCCTGCTGCCCCACAACCGGGCCAGACCCCATCAATGCCCCGAGCTGGCCGCGGGGGTCATCGTTACAATCGACCCCGTACCGATGGGTGCGCGCGCAGAACTTGCCATCCATCTCGAGGCGGGGCTTGTTCCTGCCCGTGGCGAACACGCTGTTCACCTCGGTCCATGTCGTTGCTTTGTGCTTCCCCACCGCGATTCGAAAAATGCGGAACGCGACTATCGTGGCGACCGCGGGGTTTCGGAGGTCGTCGCATCGTCCGCTCCATTTTTCTCTGTGCCAATGGCAGGAGAGTCCGAGCACTCCAAGACCATATTCGCCGCGACCAAGTAGATGTTCTGAACATGGATCTCCCGATGACTCACGTTCCGCCATCGCGGACACGACTCGAATTGCACTTGCGCTGGCGCCCATGCGGGCTGCTGTTTTCTTGACGAGATCATAGGATTCTTTCCTGACTTTTCTGGTGCTTCGGAACCCCGCACCCCAGGCACCGCACTTCGGCAGCGGGACTTGGTACTCTTGCACGGTTTCGCAAACGGGCTTGGCCACCTCGGGGCATGCGAGCGGAGGTTCGGGTTCGGGGCATGTGTCCACAGGTTCGGTGCAGCTCAGCGCCGCAGCAAAGAACGCAAAGGCATATTTCATAAATCTCTCTTATCTATCTCTCTGGCGGCTAGTTCTGGGAATCGCTTCCACATGTATCGGATGACTTTGCGACGGTCGGCCTCGTTCGAGACCAGCGAGGCTACGGACCCAATGCCCTCGACCATGCCCCGTTCCCACTCTGCAGTGTTGGCGGCGATCCGAGCCCCACGCTGGCCGTTCGCATCATCGGCGCGGGCCTTCTTGTCGCTCGCGCTACTCATCTAGGTTCCTCCCCCTCACCTAATCCCGGCATCAACTTCATGCCCTCCTCAACCTGATCGAGATCCTCCTTGAGCTCATGGATCGCAATCTCAGCGGCCGCGATAGCGTTGTCGTAGTCGTCTTCCGATGCCCCGTCTTTTCCGGACGGCCACGCCTTGCCGCCGCGAAGATCCCGAAGCTCGGCCGCCGTAGACTTGCAGCTGATGCCCTGCAGCCTACGGAGCCGCGCGATCTCCCCGATTTTCCACCAAAGCAACTGTTTGGGACTAGCATCCTCTCCGGGGTGCGGCCTCTTCACCGCGTCGTCAATCTCGACCACGGCCACCGGCATCTTGTCGGGGCCAGGATCGAGATACCCCCGCTCTGTCGTAGGCATCACCTCGACGTGCGCACCCGGGATGGTCTCGAGCTCCGACTCGTCCAGCGCACCGACGCCAAATAGGGCAAGCACTGCGCGACGCTTCGCCTTCGTCGTGGCCTTCATCAGTGCATTCGCGTACGCATCACCGCCAAGGCCCTTGATGCTCACCGTACCGATATCCTCGTCCGATCGTCCCCCGCATGTTGCACGGACGCGAACAACGCAGGCGCCATTGACAACCTCGGACGACAAGATCTCTCGTGTCACGCCACGCTCACGGCACATCGCATCCGTGCAGGCCTTCTTCGCGTATAGCACCATCTTGCCGTTGAGCTTCAATAACGCGAACGGTTGCTCCGCGGGGTCGAGCCCGAGTTCCTTGCATCGATACAGGTAGTATTCGAGCTGCTGCCTCTTGCTCAGCTTCGATAGGTCGCCGTCGATGACGAGGGATGCGACGATGTTCTCGGCCAATGGTGCATCGTTCACCGCGGCCAATTTGTTTGCTTCGTTTTTCATGATTACGACTCCTCCGCCCGTGCCCGAATATCTGCGAGTGCCACCTCGTCGGTCGCAAAGAAATTAGGAACGTAGCCGACGCTCGCCTGATAGATTAGCGCGCCAGCTACCGACGACCCATATTGTCCCTCGAGCTGCTCACCCTCGGGGCCCGCAGCGACGATTGCCGCGCCGGCCCGGCAATGAGCGGTGCCGCACGAGCTATGCCATACGCCCATATCGAGGTGCTCGCCTTTGGGCCCGACGATCGCGGCCACGTCTCGATGGAGTCGGGGGACCACAGGGGTGGCCGGAAGCCCTTTGGCACCGCTGAGGTTGGCACCGCTGAGGTCGGCACCGCGGAGGTCGGCCCCCTTGAGGCTCGGAACCTCCTCGTCTTCATCCCGGCACCGGTTCCATTCCGCGATGCCGTCCGCTCCACCGCGGAGTAGTTTGAGTGCCTCGTCGAGTGTCATCTCTCGCTGTTTGATTTCGTTCGTCATGCCACTACCTTGCACACTGCTGTGCACTCTGTCAACCCCCCTTCGCAAACGGAAGCGGAATAACTTTCGCGTCCTGATTATCGACCCACGCGAGCTCACCTTGCGGGTCGAGCTTGCGCGCCTCCACAAGCGCGGCCGCCTCGATCTTCTCGATGGCCGATACGATCCGCGGCGGACACATGTGGAACTGATCGTCCATCGGGTCCACGGGCCTCGCATCGGGCCAGCGCCATTCTTCCTTGGCGATGTAGTACTCCGTCCACTCGGTGCACCACGCGAGGAACACCGAGTTCTTCTTTGTCGCCTCTTCGTACCGGTGACCGAGCTCGTCGCCCACCTTGCGACCGTTCTGGTAGTTGGCGCCCTTGAAGCGCGTTGCGACAACCGACCCTGCGTCAAACCACAGGCCGTTGATGTCGGGCTCTCGCACCGCATCGGATATCTCGGAGTACATGCGTTGGTATTCGCTGTTGAGCGCATGGAGATGCGGAAGCACAAGTTCGGTTGGTATTCTCATTTGGACTGACCGATCGCTTTCGTTGTGGAGCCCGCGAGCGCACGCAATGTTCGCGATTGCTCGCGGTCGGCAACCTGCTCATACGCTGCGCAGAACTCGCGCGAGTGCCAATCTCGGCGCTCGAGCGTCCACGACAGACAAATCGAGCCCCATCCGCCAAGGTGTCTCACCGCCGTCAGGGCGGCTTCGCTGATATCCGGCTGTCCGCGTTGCCCAACGCGGCCGATCGCTCTCCACACGGCGCTGAAAGCCTCACGCGAGGTCTCGGCGTCGGGGTCGGTCACCAGCTCCGCGATTATCTCCGAGAGGCTCGGCCGAAACTTGCATCGAGCCACGAGCGCGGATAGTGCGCGCATCACGTCGTCGAGCGGAAACTTCGCCAGGTGGCCGCCCCAAACCACCGCGGTCTCAGGCGCCAACGGAGCACCGGCCCAGCTGGCGTTGAGCATCGCGATCGCCTTCGGTATCTCGCCGTTTCTCATTTGCCACCACCCATGAGTTTCTCGTGCGCTTCCGCGAAGTTGAAGCCCTCGGGAATCCCGGACGTCAGCCGGAGGTCCGTCGCCGCCTTCGCCTCGCCATCGCGAACACGCAGCGCTTCGTAGTGCTTGCGAAGCTTGACGCCGCTGAGCAGGTTGCTCCGCCAGAACGTGTCATCGCTGCGATGTGCCACGTCGATCACATCGCGAAGACCCTCCGCGGTGCAGCCGTCGAGACGCATCCCGCGGTCAATGTCCCGGGCCCATGCCGTGAGCTTTGAGGCGATCGACTTCGCGGGGGCGTCGGCCATGAAGCCCGGCGTGTGCGACCGGATCGCGTCGTACAGGTATTGGGCGATTTCGAGCGCTCTCTCGGGGGGGGTGGGGGTCGGCCGCCGTTTTGGCGGTTCCGACGTTAATTCTTCTTCTGCCTCTGCTTCTGCTTCTGCTTCTGCTTCTGCCTCTGCCGGTACGCCGGACACCTGTTGGTTACGCTGATTACATGTTACCGGGCCGCTCTGAGACCTCTGCGCGGCCCGCCAGTTGGCGACATTCACCCGCTTACGCTCCTGGTCCTCCGAGCGATACTCCCTGTACTTCTCGTAGTTTACGACTTGCCATCCACACGACAATCTCACGACACGCCGGCCGCCCTCCTCGGCAGAACGACTGTCTGGGTCCGGTGCCTCGAGCACTTTTAGCCCGACCTCGACGGACTCGACGGACATGTTCATCGCGTTGGCGAGCACCCTCACGCTCGGAATGTCGACCACCCCACGCCGGTCCGCGAGCGCGAGCATCCCTAGAAAAAGCAACCGCGGCTCAATTGCTTCGAGCCACAGGGTCGAGCGAAGCAGGTGCGTCCCATAGATTTTCACGAAACCACTCATATACGCAGTGGTAACATGTAATCATGTGTTACCGCAACGTGCGATTGCGCGCGCACTTCCGAAAAACCGACGGCAAATGAGGTCGTCGGATGGCCGAAGGGCGTGAGCCGGGCCGAATGGGGGTGATCACCAAATAGGGCTGTATTCCTAAAAGCATCAAAGATTGCACGTTGTTAGGTTGATCACCAAAGGAGCGAACTCAACCGGCACAAGGGGGAGATGTAGACCAACCAAAAGTTCGGGCCCCGAGAGCTGCAACTCAAAGGGCCCAAAATACCGGGATTTTTCAATCTCGGTCCCAGGACACCCTCATTTTGAGGGCCCGGGCTCGCAGTTGGCAAAACAGTCCACGTCCTCGCCAGGCCATGATCGTGTGTCGGATGCGGGCGGGTGTCAAGGGGCCATTACTTCCACCGCCGGCAACTTTGCCAGCCACCGTTTCACCACAGATCGCTTGTAGAACACAACTCCCGTGTCAGGATCGCGATAATGCTGCGGCCATCCTGCACCGACATTCAGTGGTTTCGAACCCGTGCGGTGGCGACGTGCATGCGCCTCGGAAACTCCCAACAGCTCCGCTAGGTCCGCCTCTGTGAGCGAATCATGACACGCGGCCAGATAGTCAATGTCAACAAGCCGATTGCCGTGCTTTCGTAGGTCCACATGGAACGGGTAGCACATTACTCATGTGCGTGCAACCCTTGACAGTGCTCATGAATGTGCATATAGGAGAGCGCATGAACGACGAAACGAAAGAAGTCATCTCCGTCATCCTATCGAATGCGTTCGCCCAGGTCGCAGAGTCAAGTTCTCGTGCGGGCGCGGCAACGGAGAAGGCTCAAATAACGATCCGTGAGCTCGCCCATGTGTACAACGGACTCCTAAAAATGATAACCCACTCGTCTGAATCGCCATCAGTCACGATCGGGCGGTGGCACGAATCCAATACACAGCTCGCCCCATGGATTCGAGAGGGCATATTTGCAACCTGTGTAGTTGAGCCCGACGATGGGCCCAAAGAGTTCGACGACTTTGAGAAGCCGCCCTACCAAAAGCCTCCCCAATGAATGCCAAAAAACACCAGGTTTGACAGCGGACGCATTGCACGCTATCCCGAAGCATAGGAGGGATATCATGTCAAGTAAGATTCAGCAGAACAAGCTTCAGGCCGACCACGCAACCATGCTTGCGGCTGTGGAGCGAACCGTCAAGTTGCTGCGAACCGAGCCGTCTGGCGAGATGACTGATTGCATCATCCTCGACCTCGAGTTGGTCCTCGCGCATCAGGCTACGCAGCAACTCGGCGTGCTTCCACCTGCTCGCCAACGAGGCCCTCAATCATCGAGACCTCTCGCCTGTTGAACTTCGACACAACCTTGCGACGCTCGGACGGCTTCATACCCGGGGCCGTCTCTCGGAAACTAGAGATCATCGGCTGAGCCTCGCATCTACAACCAAACGGTTCCCCCGGGTGTCCATCCGGCGGGGGCCGTGACCATCGAAAGATCTCATTGTGTCGGGCCCGATGAGCTGGCCGGACCCGTGAGTCGCCAACGGTGATCCATTTGTACCGCCGGACACCCGCGTTCTCCCATCGTACTTCGGACAAGTTTCCGTTCAGAGTCTGGGTTGCGTCTGCGGCCGTGTTGACCATGGCCCGCCGGGTCATCCCGTTGACCTCCTCCGCGTTGACCTTGATATCGTTCAGCGTACGGGCTGACTCCGCCGGAGTGCTGATAGTGATAGTGATGCGCGTGGTCGTCACGGCCCTCCTGGCCACGACCTTCTTGGCTCTGCCTAGAGCAATGGCGGCAACCACTCCGGCCACCACAATATTGCGCACGCGGTTAGTGTGCGTTTGCACGTTCGCCGCCACCGCCTCGGCCTGCTGTGCGCCCCACTGCTCATCAACCTCGGTCGTATCGGCCGTCGCTACACCCAGCCCGATCGCGTCTCGCTTGTCCTTGGACTTCGTAACCTCGCGAGTCTTCCTCGTCATCGCCCCGAGGTTCAGACGATTGACCCGCTTGCGTTGCTTCGATATCTCCGTTGCGGCCCTCCTCGGCGGGTAGGCGCGCCATGTTCTGTCGATAGATCGCTCGAGCTCCGCATCCAACTTGCGGCGCCACCCAGGATTCGGGCTCTCGGGATCTCCCACGATCGCCTTGAGACGGCGCAGAACCAACGCGGACGTGGCAGCGATAACCGCCGTTCCCAGCGGCGAGAGAGCGCGGGCGTAATCCTTCTCGGCCCTGATCAAATCCGGCTGCGCATTCCTGAATACGCGCGGAGGCAGCGGAGGCGGCTTCTTTGCCATGCGAGACTACTCCTCCTCGGGCGGCTTCTGCTCAATGACCTCGGGGGTGATCGGTTCCTCGAGGGGAATCGCCTCTTCCGCTTCTCCCTCCGCCTCTTCCTCCTTCTCTTCCGCCGCCTCGAGGGCGACCATCTCGGGCGACTGAACGAGCGCCCCGGTCTGCCCCTCAACAAGTCGCCCCTGACGAATCTCCTCACTCTCCATGACGCCCATGGTGAAGTATATGTTATCGACCTCGGCATCAATCTTGCGATTCGCCGCCTTCTCTGTTTCGGAAATCTGCCATAGCGGATTCCACTGCACGGACCACTTGTCGATCTTCTTCTGCTTCGCCGCGAAGTACATCATCAGAATACGATTGACGACGGGCGTCAGCTGATTGCACTGCAGCGCAGAAATGTCGTCGTAGTACAGCCGTATCGCGCCCGCACTCTCCCCGGTGTTCAATACGCCCTTCACCTCATGCGTCAACAGCTCGCGGGGGTAATCGTAATCCATGACGACCGCGTTGACGAAAACCACCTCGAGGTCGCTAAGTCCCGTGGCACTCTGGTTGCTCTGCGATATATCGTCTTCCTTGTCGAGAGCAAGGAAGTGCATGTTATTCCAGTTATTCCTAAGTTGCTGGATACCTTGACGGATCTTCTCCTTCAGGCTGGTGCCCTTGCTGTCCGCCCCCGCGCCCTTGAGCATCTTGGTCAGGCCAGCGATCTTCAGCACCATGCTCGTAAGGTTGTGAACACCATTCTCCATGTACTGGCGAACGGTGCTGAGACGTCGCAAGTTGTCCCATCCCGACTCGAGCACGCTCATCCCCCAATACCCGTTGCGCTTGAGCAAGTCGGGCGGCAACACGACGCCATCGAAACGCATGACACGCGAGCGGTGTATTCGCCCGCTAAGTATCTTGCCGTCCGGCGTGCGCTCGTCCGTCGAAAGGCTGTACCACTCGGGGTTCATGAAATCTATCCCAGCACCAGTGCTGAGAGAGAGCGGGTCGATAGTCGCCCGGTAGCGTTCGACGATACGAAACCCCTTGAATGACTTGATATTGTCGAGGTTGAGCGGCTTGTCCGGATCCTGCCCGTCATCCACAAGGGGGATGAGGAGCGCGCCGCCGTATATCCTGGATTCCTTCAACACCCTATTCAGGGCGACCATCACCCCGAGGTCCTCGAAGTCTGATGCAATCTCGCTCAGGTCGACGCTCTCATCTGTATCGGAAATCTCGAAGCCTTCCCGCGTCGCGTCATTCGCCAGTCGGTCGACAATGCGACCCGCGAGCGCGTTATCTTTATAGGTGGCTTCGACCTCGCTCTTGGTCTTGAAGTCCGTCGTCGCCGCGACAGTGGCCTGCCCGAAGTCCTCGCACCCGCCCATGCCCGTCACTAGGTTGACGAACGCATCAGCGCGTGAAAGCGCCTCTTTGAATTTGTCGTGGTATGGTCGTTTCTTGTCGTTCATGGTCGTGTCTCACATGAAGAAAATATCGTTACGGCCGGCGTTCTCATCGTTCGGCCATAGGAGTTCGGTGCACCCATGCACCAATGCATCGAGTCGGTTGGGAGACGGAAGGCCTTCCCGCCACGTCGTCATCTCAGCTTCGAGCTCGGGAAAGTGACCGCAAAGATGAATCCTGTTTTTGCGGAACATCGCAGCCACGGGCACCGCTCGCTTATACTTCGTCGTCTTCGCGACGACGTCCATGTATTCCACGCTCTCGCCACGCTCCGTCAACGCTATGAGGTCGCGCACCATCTTGCCGCCGAAGTTCTTCTCAGCGACCATCCCATCCGCGTTTATCTCGTGATACAGGCTCACGCTGTCGGCCGCCCACACGGCCGGACCCGCATCGGTCGTGCGGTCGTGCGTCACATAGATGTGATTGTCGCCCGTGATCCCCATTGCCACGATCCCGCACGGGTCGCCTTCCTTCTCATCGCTACCGCTCGGGTCGACCGACACAATGATCCGGTGCATCTGTGGAATCTTTCCCTTCCATCGGTTCGACTCGATCACCTCAGGCGTCCAAAGGATCTTGGCACCATCCGAGTTCGGATTCGCAAAGAGCTCCTCGTCTGCGTTGACTCCGTAGTCATCAACGACGCGGTCTCGCCAAGCCTTGCGTGCTTCGGGTGTCTTGACCGCGGACCGGTTCCGCCTGCAAACGATCTCCTCATAGAACCCGTCGGCGAGCGCATCGTCGAGAGTGCACCGATGCAGCGATATGCGTTCCCCTCGGCCCTCCTTGCGACGCTTATGCTCCTCGATAATCAGTTGATTGAACGGATTGTCTACGTCGTCGTGCGTGGAGATGATTGCCACACGGCCACCGAGCATGATGAACGCCAGCGAGGCCTTCATGAACGCTTCAAGGTTGTCGTGGTGCGCACCCTCGTCAAGAATCGCATACCCCTGCTTACCTCTCAAACGACGGGGGTTGCTCGACAAGGCGTGGATTCTAAACCCGCTGGCGAACTCAATCTTGAATGCGAGGATGTAACGTTTCCCGGCGTCATCGTCTGGGATGAGGGTCGTTTGCATCTCCGAGCACGACGCCCCGAACACCTCGGCCCAGTCGGTACAGTCCGCGATGAACTCCCGCGCATCGTCCTCGTTGTTGACCATGTACCAAACGTCCATCCCTCCATCTTTATCACGGGTACCCGCGACGACCACGGCCTCGCCCGCGGTTGCCCACGTGATGCCGATGCGCCGCGACTTC